GCCTCGGCGCGAGATCCAACGGCCTGTGGCGCGCTCCTATTGCTTCGTCGGCGCCATGGGCGGCCTGCGGGCCGCGCACCTCAACATCATGTCCGAGCGCAATGTCGAGCGGCAGAACCGGCACGGCCTGATCGCGGTGCTGGGCAGTCGTGACGGCATCCCGCTCTGCCTGCCGACCGAGGATCTAAAATTCCTCACCAAGACCGCGAAAGACGAGGTTGAGGCCATCGTGAGGAACGAGATCCCGGAGGCGCCCGATTTCGACGTGGGCGACACGGTGAACGTGACGGACGGCTTGTTCGCGGCACAAGGCGGCCATGTCGTCGGCATCGATATGCAGCAACGCCGGGCGCTGATCGAGCTCGAGATTTTCGGCCGCGCCGTGCCTATCGAATTGAACTTCGAAAACGTGGCTAAGGCGGCTTGACTTGCGCCTCATGGCATGTATCTGTCTGAGTTGTGCTGCCAACAAGAAGGCTAGACGGCCCCTCTCGCAGTCACTGAGACGCACGTAGGCTGCCATAGCGGCCGAGAGCGTTTCTCAGCGCGAGAGAGTTGCCCCCAAATTCCGCCCTGACGCGCCAAGCGCGCGGGCAAAGAGTTCGATGAGGCCGACGGACGAGGCTTAGGCCCGTGAGGTGGCTCTCTTGGCGGGAGGTGTCTAGCTTGATGCTAGAGATCGTCTGACCGCTGACGGAGACGCCAAGCCGGGGTGGGAAGCGAGCGGTCGAGTCCTTATCGAAACCCTTCGACACGTAGCGGCCTCCTCGGGAAGCAAGCCCGACACTCCGCTCTTGCCAGTCGGTTAAGGTAGCGAAGAAAAACCGCGTGGTTCGCTCTCCCGGCAACGGGTCCGATGACGGTCGTGTCGAAATCCACCTCGCCTTACGGCTGGACGCAAGCGCCAGATACGGGGGCGGCAGGGCCTCACCCTGCGAGGGCTTAGCCGGCCCTGGCAAGCCTTAACGGGCAGGCTTCCAATTCCTCGGACACCCCATGCGCCTCCCCCTCGCTTTGGCCCTCGCCACATGGCTCGCGATGCCCGCGCACTTCGCCTTAGCGTGGCAGATGGCCGGCTTTGATCTGATGACGGGGCGGGGCGCTCGCTAATGGGCTACTGGATCCCGGCCAATTGCGTCCATCTAGATCGACATCACGGATGTCGCGCTGATGAGCGGCGCCGGTCTGCCAGCAACCCGCTCCGCTGGGTTGGCTTAGATCGGCCGTCATGCGTTTTTGTGGCGGCTGAGTACAGCCGAGACGGACGCGATGCATGCGTCTGCCCGTATCAGGTTGAGCGGCCTCGTCCTGCGCCGCCGCGTGGCATGCCGGCTGTGAGCAGGCTTTGATGTACGACATCGACCCCGCTCCCTCGACCCTTCGCCTCGGCATCAACCTTCAGACCGTGAAGGCCCGCCATGAAGAGAGAGCGGACATTCGCCGGCAGATTGAGAGCCTTCTCGTCCGTCACTGCGAACTGACCATGCTGATTGATGCGGAGCACGCTCAGTCTCAGCCGATCCGCATCTCGGCCCCGTACACCGACAACGATTTCTGGACGCATCGCCACCGCGTCATGGGTGGCGCAGAGCCCAAGACGGCTCGGGCCGATGGTACAGTGGAGACGATCCGATGACCCTTCCCGCCGTCCACGCCTCCCTCACCCATCTCGTCAACGGCCAGGACCGCAACCGCACCGCGATCCTCGACGCGCTGGACGCCGTGGCCTCCGCTCACCTTCACGGTGGCAAGGACGCTTTCGACTCCCGCATGGTGGACGCGCGCGCTGCTGTCGCCAATGCCTTCGACACGATGACCGCGATCCATGAAACCGCGCGCCTCGCCGCCGGCATGCCGCACGAGCCCGCTCAGATCGCCGTACAGACCCGTGGCGAGGATCAGTCCGCCGAGGACACCACCGCCAGAGCCAAGGCCCGCACGACACGCACCAGCGTGCCGCATGGCGAATGACAATTCAACGTAGGGAGACCTGACATGGCCACCGAAGAGACCAAGCCCGGCACTGGCGCCGTCGATAGCCCGCTGGACGCCAATCGCCCGCACCACGTGTCGGAGACCGCGACCAGCGACCCGACCGGCCGTATGGCTTCCGGTGGTATGGCTGACAACATGCCGGATGGTGCGATGAGCACGGCCGCCCCTGGCGACGCTCCCGATCCGTTGCTTCAGTCCGAGGCGGATCGCCCGCTGACCGAAGAGGCTGCTGACGAGCGCGAGCCCGTGACCGAGAAGAAGAAGGCCGACAAGTAAGCCGGTCTGAATTTAATCAGAGACAATCACAATGGCTCGCGGCGGCAAGCGAGAAGGTGCGGGGCGTAAACCCGGCTCTGCAAATCGCAAGACCAGAGAGATCGCGGAGAAGGCGATCAACGACGGGCTCACGCCCCTTGAGGTCATGCTGACCGCTATGCGCAAGCACGCGGAGGCCGAGATGTGGGACGAGGCGGCGTCAGTCGCTAAGGACGCGGCCCCATACATCCATCCTCGCCTCGCCGCCGTTGAGCACAAGGGTCCCGATGACGGCCCTATCCGCATCATCATCAACGGCACGGACGCCCAGCTTTAGCCTTACGGACAAGCAGGACGCGGCCAACCGCATACTGGCCAGTCAAGCCCGCCACATCCTTCTTCGGGGCGGCTCTCGTTCCGGCAAGACATTCCTGATCTGCCGAGCCCTCATCATCCGGGGGCTTAAGGCTCCAGGCTCAACTCACGCGGTGCTGCGGCAAAGGTTCAACCACCTCAAGCACTCGGTCATCTTCGACACGGTGCCAAAGGTCGCCGCGCTCTGCTACCCTGGCCTGAAGCTCCATCTCGACAAGACGGATTGGTTTCACGAGCTGCCGAATGGCTCGCGGATCATCTACGGCGGCTTGGACGACAAGGAACGGGCCGATAAGATCCTTGGCCAGGAGCACTCGTCCATCTTTCTGAACGAGGCGAGCCAGATTAGCTATGCGGCCCGCAATAAGGCCGTGACACGGCTGGCACAGACCTCGGGGCTTGCCCTCAAAGAGTACGTGGACTGTAACCCGCCGAGCGTCAGCCACTGGACGTACCGGCTGTGGTTCCAGAAGGTTGAGCCAACCGGGGGCGAGGCGCTGGCCGACCCCGATAGCTACGCCTCAGTGCAGATGAACCCTGGCGACAATCTCGCCAACCTGCCTGACACCTATCTCGCTCAGTTGCAGGCGCTGCCTGAGAAAGATCGCAAGCGGTTCCTCTACGGTGAGTTCCTGGCGCAGGTCGATGGCGCGCTGTGGACTCTAGACCTCATCGACCAGAAGCGCGAACGCCGCTGGCGCGATGAGGAAGAACGGCAGGCGCTGATCGAGCGCATGCAGCGCATCGTGGTCAGCATCGATCCATCAGGATGCGCTGGCCCCGAAGATGAGCGATCCGACGAGATCGGCATCGTCATCAATGGATTGGATTACAACGGCCAAGGGCACGTCTTGGACGATCTCTCGGGGCGCTACTCACCGGAGGGCTGGGCCCGCGTCGCGGTGAACGCGCTGGCCAATTGGCGAGCGGATCACATCATCGCCGAACAGAACTACGGCGGCGCGATGGTAGAGAGTACCATCAGGACCGCCAGCCAATACGCCCCGGTGAAGCTGGTCCACGCTTCTCGCGGCAAGAAGGTGCGGGCCGAGCCGGTAGCCGCGCTGTATGAACAAGGCAGGGTCACGCATCACGGCGCCTTCCCCGATATGGAAGAGCAGATGTGCAACTTCTCCACCGCTGGCTATCAAGGCAGCCGGTCGCCTGACCGAGCCGACGCCAATGTGTGGGGACTCACCGAGTTGATGGTCGATCACGTCTCCATGGTCGAACTCTACGCAAGGCTTGCGGGCGAATGACATGGCAGAGACGCCCGCGCCTGCAAAGCGCCGTATAAGGGTTCAGGCCGGCTCCCAGCCGACCTTCACCGCCGATACCTATCAGAACGTCGTCGCTCGTTTGGGCGTCGGCACGGCCAACATCCACTCAGCCAGCAGCTACGGCTACAACCCGATTTCCCGCAACCGCATGTTGCTGGATTTCATGTACCGAGGCTCGTGGATCGTCGGCAAGGTCGTAGACGTCATTGCGGAAGACATGACCCGCGCCGGGGTCAAGATCACCTCCACGCTCGAACCGAAGCAGATTGACGCGATCCATGACGGCGCCCGCAATTGGGGCGTCTGGGATCAGATCTCGGACGGCATCAAGTGGTCGCGCCTCTATGGCGGCTGCATCCTCGTCATCCTGATCGACGGGCAGAACCCGTCCACGAAGCTGAACCTCAACACGATCCGAGAAGGGCAATTTCGCGGGCTGCTCCCGCTCGACCGGTGGATGGTCCAGCCCTCCTTCTCTGAGACGGTGACAGAACTCGGCCCCGATCTTGGCAAGCCGCTGTTCTACGACGTCACGGCGAATGCGCCGGCCTTCCAAGGCGAGCGCGTTCATCACAGCCGCGTTATTCGCCTTGAGGGTGTGAAGCTCCCATACTGGCAGAGCCAGACCGAGCAGTTTTGGGGTATGTCGGTTGTCGAGCGGCTGTACGACCGGCTCGTCGCCTTCGACAGCACCACGACAGGCGCCGCTCAACTCGTCTACAAAGCCTACCTGCGTACCTACAAGGTCAAGGGCTTGCGTGAGATCCTGGGCGGCCCTGCGGCGGCTCAGAAGGGCCTCATGGCCCAGATCGATGCCATCCGCGCTTATCAATCGGCCGAGGGCATCACCCTCATGGACGCCGAAGATGAGATGGAGGCCCTGACTTACTCGTTCGGCGGTCTGTCGGACATTCTGGCCCGTTTCGAGGAGCAGATCGCCGGCGCTGCGGATATCCCCCTCGTGCGGATGTTCGGGCAATCTCCTGCGGGGTTCTCGACGGGCGAGGCGGACCTTCGCACTCACTACGACGGCATCAACAGCCAGCAGAACTCGCGCCTGCGTCCCGGTGTAAAGCGCGTCTACGAACTGCTCTGCCGCTCGGAGTTGGGCATCCAAGTCCCGGATGGTTTTGGCATCGAGTTCGAGCCCCTTTGGCAGTTGTCGGCCAAGGAAAAGGCCGAGGTGGCGGATTACAACACCCGCACCGTGCTAGCCGCAGAGGCTCAAGGCACCGTTAGCCACGCGACGGCGCTGAAGGAATTGAAGGCTCAGTCGGAAGAGACCGGCATCTGGACCAACATCACCGACCAAGATGTAACGGACGCCGAGAACGAGCCGCCTCCGCTTTCGGAGACCGACATCAATCCGCCGGGCCCCGAAGAAACCGATGCAAGCGCTGCCCCGACGCGACTACCGCTTAAGGACCCACGGGTGCCCGACCTGCCTACGTCCGGCGAGCGATCTGACGCTTGACCGCTTCGACCGGGTAGACATCAAGTCGGCTTACATCCGCGCGAAAAAGCTTGAGCGCAACTACGCCGCGCAGCTTCGCAAGATCGCGGGGCACATCGGGGATATCGTCAACGGCTTCAACATACAGGATCTGCCTGGGGCTCAAATGCTTCAGGCCATCCTGGCCCGGTATAGGGCGACGCTGACGCCGTGGGCTGAGGCCGTTTCGCGCCGGATGGTGGTGGAGATAGCGGCCCGCGACGAACGGGCTTGGATGCGCAATGCCGCTAACATGGGCGAAAGCCTTAAGCGGGAGATCGCTACGGCGCCGACCGGTGAGACCATGCGGCAGGCAATGGCCGCGCAGGTCAAACTGATCACGTCCCTTCCGACTGAAGCAGGGCAGCGGGTCCACGATCTCGTCATCGCCGGCATCAGCGAAGGGCGTCGCGCAGAAGACATCGCCGCTGAGATCGCTCGAACGGGCGAGGTGACGAAAAGCCGGGCCACACTCATTGCCCGCACTGAAGTCGGCCGGACCTCGACGGAACTGACCAAATCGCGGGCCCTGCATGTCGGGTCCACGCACTTCATCTGGCGCACGGCTGGCGACAGCGACGTGAGGCCGAGCCACAAAAAGCTCAACGGGCAGACCTTCCGCTGGGATGAGCCGCCTGAGTGCGATCCCGGCCACTATGCGCTGCCGGGCTGCATCTGGAATTGTCGGTGCTACGCGGAGCCCATCATCCCGGAGGCGTAATGCCCCACGCCTTCCTTGATCTTTCGCCTGAGCCGCTTCGCCTCAGTTTCGCGGCCCCTGTTGCGCTTACCAGCAAGCGAGAGCGTACCCCGCAGGGCTTCCTGCTCATCCGGGACGTGGCCATTGCCCGAACCGGGCCGCAGGACTACCGCGCCGATGAGGTCCCGGTTGAGCCGGGGCCGCTCGGCTACGTCGTCATCGAGCGCGAAGCTGAGGACGTCTTCGACCCCGCCACCCTCGTATCGTTCGAGGGCGTGCCGATCACCAACGAGCACCCGACCGTTCTCGTTACCCCTGAGAATTTCAAGGATTACACAGTCGGGTTCATCAACAACGTGCGCCGAGGCGAGGGATCGCAGGCGCACCTCATGCTGGCCGATGCGTGGATCTACTGCGCGGACGCCATTGCCGACATTGAGAGCGGCAAACGGCAGGTCTCAGCCGGCTATGAGGCCAACTACGTTCGGCTTGAAGCGGGGCGTGGCAAGCAAACCAACATAACAGGCAATCACTTAGCCATTGTTGACCGAGGCCGATGTGGGCCGGTCTGCGCCTTCGGCGACAAGGAGTTTCAGCCCATGACGACCACTGCCCCCGCGATCCCGTCCCGCGTCCCCGCCGTTCGTTCGCGCGTTCTCGACCGCAAGACCCGCTCGTTCGACCGCGCCTTCAAGGCGGTGCGCGACAACGACCCGGATGCCTTCGTGGAAGAGATGCAGGAGGCGATTGAGCAGGCCGTCGAAGAGGCGACCGAGAACGCCCCCGATCAGATGGAGGCCGTGAAGCAGGCTGTGGCCGAAGCCATCGCCCCCATCATGGAAACGATGGATGGCTTCTCCAAGCGCATGGACTCCTTCGACGCTCGCTTCAAGGACGAGGACAAGAAGGACGACGACGAGGACGATAAGGACAAGAAGAAGACCGAGGACGAGGAGATGGACCCCACGCTTGGCGAGGAGGACATCACTGTCGAGGCTCCGATTGACCCCGAACTCGTGACCGACGCCGCGTTTCGTGACGTTGCGGCCCGCGCCGAGATCCTTTCGCCGGGCCTGCGCATGGCGACGGCCGACAGCGCCACGTCTCCCGAGGCGCGCGGCAAGGCGATCACCGCGCACAAGCGCGCGGCCCTGACCAACTACTTCCGCGATCATGCCGACATGGCGCCTTCGCTGCTCGGCGTGAAGACCGCACCCGATTTCGCGAAGTTGGCCGCACCGACGGTGCATTTCGCGTTCATGGGCGCTTCTGAGGCTGTGCGTGCTCAGAACAATCACCGCGTGTCGAAGCGCATCATCGTAGGCGACGCCAAGCCGGAAAGCCGGATGACCCCGGCCGACCGCAACGCCGCCAATCGTGAGTTCTGGGCGAAGCACAGCGCCTAACCCCATCCGCCTCAACGCCCGCCGTGATGGCGCGCTAGGCCCTCAGAAGGAACCCTCTTATGGTCGCTTATCCCTTCCGTCTCCCGGCCGGCATTCCCGGCACCGTTCACCGCATTGAGGCGGCGACGATTGAGCCGCAGGAAACCGATCCGACCGCTCCCCCGACCGCCTATGGCGTGCCGGTCAAGGTCGTGTCCGGTCGCATGCAGCCGCTTGCGGCCGGTGACGCCGTGGGTGTGATCTATGGCATCAACGTGCGCGACTTCCCCGGCGTTGCCAGCCAGGACCCGCTTGGCACCTCGACCCCGCCCGTGCGCGGCGGCATGAGCGTTTTGAAGCGCGGTTACATCAACGTGCTGCTCGCCGGAGCGACCGCCGCCGTCAAGGGCGGCACCGTTTACGTCCGTGTTGCAGCTCCGGCCACTGGCAAGCCCATCGGTGGGTTCGAGGCTGCTGCGGACGGCACCAACACCGTGGCTCTGCCGGCCAACTCCTACTTCATGGGGCCGGCTGACGCCTTCGGCAACACCGAGATCGCTTACAACATCTAAGTTCAGGGAGACGCGGTTCTCGCGCAGCCCTTTGCCCTTAAAGCCACCTGGGCAGTGGCCTTGGCCCGCAGTGACTGCGCGCCCGTCCCCCTGATGGAGCCTTAAATGCACACCTTCGACCAGTATACGATTGACTCCACCGGCAACTTCCTCATCGGTCAGTTGGAAAAGCTGGACCCGAAGCTGAACAAGCCGCTGATGACCTTCACGTGGTCGCGCGATATCGACCTGCGTGAAGACATCACGATTGCCAACGATACGGCGTCGTTCCTGCTGGCAGGCTATGCCGAGACCGGCGGCATGAGCCCCAATGGCATCTCGTGGATCTCGCAGGGTACCGATGCCATCTCCGGTGTCGCGGTCGATGTGGGTAAGACCCCGCAGCCCCTGCACCTCTGGGGTAAGGAACTTAAGTGGACCGTCGTGGATCTGGCGAAGTCCCAGGCCCTCGGGGAAGGCATTGACGTCACCTACTACGATGTGATGCAGAAGGCGTACAATCAGAACGTGGATCAGGTGGTCTACACGGGTGATACCCTCAAGGGCTTCACCGGCCTGACCAACAGTTCCTACGTCTCCAACATCGCCAACGTCACCACCGCCGGCTCTCAGAGCCCGACCGGCAATGCGTCCTCCACCAAGTGGCAGGACAAGCTCCCCGTTCAGATCCTCGCTGATATCAACGAGATCCTGAACTCTGCGTGGCAGGCGTCCGCTTGGTCGGTGTTCCCGAACCGGCTCCTGCTGCCCCCGGCGGCGATGTCCTACCTGACCGCGACCATCATCTCGGTCAACGGTGTGGCTGGCGGCATGTCGCTGCTCCGCTTCATCCGCGAGAACAACATCGCCAACGAGCAGGGCGAGGACCTTCAGATCCTGCCGTTGAAGTGGCTGAACGGTCGCGGGACTGGCGGAACGGCGGGCGACCCCAGCACCGTCAATCGCATGGTCGCCTACCACAAGTCGCCCGACTACGTGCGCTACCCCCTGACCGATCTTCAGCGCACCCCGCTGGAATACCGGTCGATCTATCAGGCCGTGACCTACTACGGTCGCCTCGGTCAGATGGAGTTCATCTACCCCGAGACGTTCGCGTACCGCGACGGGATCTAAGCCATGCCGACTATGCACGTCGTCAAGCCATTCAATCTCCTCCTCAATGAGGAGGAGCAGAAGGCGGCCGGCGCCTCAAGCGCGATGGTGCGCTACGGCGTCGGTCGCCATGACGATGTGCCGACCGTCATTGCTGACCACCCTTATGCGCTTCTGCATTTGGGTGACGAGAGCGCCGCCGCTGCGGCCTCCGGTCCTGTCACAGGCAACTCGCTCGCGGTAGACCTCGACAACGCCGTGCGGCGTGCCGAAACTGCTGAGAAGGCGTTAGAGGCTGAGCGCGTAGCTCATGCCGAGACGCGGAAGAAGCTGGCTGAAGCGCATGACGTCACGACCCCTGACAATGCCGCGAGCGCTCTGACCGTTCGGCACAAGGGGCGGGGGCTGTTCGCCGTGTTTCGCGGTGAGGAGCAACTGACCGAGCCGATGCCTAAGGCCGAAGCCGAAGAGCGGAAGGCACTTGAGCAGGGCTGATGACGGTCACGCTCGCCAGTTTCCGAGCCGCGTACCCGGAGTTCTCCGCTGCGCAATACCCGGATGCCACCATCACCTATAATCTCGGCTTCGCGTCGAGGCTGCTGGATCAGGTCCGGTGGGGTGAGCTTTATGATGACGGCATCATGCTCGTGACGGCGCACAACTTGGTGGTTTCCGCGCCCTCGGCGGTCGGAGCCAGCGGGCGTGTATCCGGCACTCCAATCGGGATTGCGGCCAGCCAATCGGTCGGCTCGGTCTCAAAGTCGATAGATACCGGCATCGGTCTACAGGATGGGGCAGGGCTCTACGGCGCGACGAGCTACGGGCGCCGCTACTACCAGTTGCTGACTATGATCGGTGCGGGCGGCATCCAACTCTAATGACCGTTACCGTCACCAAGGATGCCACGTCCGCGCTAGAGCGGGCAGTTCGCGATCTCATCAAGAACCAAGTGCTGGTGGGCGTGCCGGCTGAGGGCGCGAACCGCCAGCCAGAGGCAGGCGAGAAGTCCGCCCCGTCTAATGCCCAAGTGGGTTATTGGATGGAATACGGAGCGCCGGAAGCGAACATCCCGGCCCGCCCGCACCTGCTGCCGGGCATTGAGCAAGCGCAAGCGGGTATCACTCGGGCTCTAGGTGACGCCGGACTAGCTGCACTTCTCGGGGACCGAGGCGCGGTCGAACAGGGCTTAAATAAAGCCGGCCTCGTAGCTCAGAACGCGGTTCGCGCAGAGGTCACGGACGGCGCGTTCGCTCCTTTGTCCAAGCGCACCATCCAGCGCCGAAATGCTAAGGGGCGCACCGGCACGAAGCCGCTCATTGATACTGGTCAGTATCGGCGATCTTTGACCTATGTCATTCGAGCCAAGGGGGCTTCGAGCGCCATGACGGATCAAGAGCGCGCGAGCGCTGCGGGTCTTCAGGCCGTCGCATCTGCCCTTGGGGTTGGCTCGTAGTGGCCCGCCTCGACGTCACCGACCTTCTGCTGGACGACGACTTCATCGACACGTTCGCGGTGATCCCGTCCACGGTGTCGGTCAACGACTACGGTATCGCGGAAGCCCTAAGGCAAGCGGTGCAGGCTATCGGCTCTGTTCAGCCCGCCACCGGCCACGACCTGACGCAGTTCGCTGAAGGCGACACGACCGGCGGCGTCATCAAGCTTTTCACGGTCTACCCCCTGACCACGGGCGACGCTCAGCGCGGCGCCGATCAGGTCTATTGGGCGGACGCACTCTACACCGTCTTCAACGTCCAGAGCTATCGCAACTACGCCAGCGGGCGCGGTCACGTCGAAGCCCTGGCGCGCCTCGCCTCGCTGAACCCCTCCACCCTGCCGCGTCCCGACGATGCCGGTTACCTCGGTTAACTCTTCGGCCACGGGCGGCCCGCTCGCTCCGACCTCTGCCGCCCCACCTGACGATCTCGACCTCGACGTCATCTTGCAGGTCGTGCTCGCCAGTCTCACCGGGTTGCCGCGCGCAAACGTGCTGCCCCGGTGGCAGGAGACGCAGCCCCGCATCCCCGATGTCGGGCAGAACTGGATCGCGGTGGGTGTCACGGAGGAAGCCCCCTTCGATACCCCTGCATTGATCCACAATGGCGCAGGAGACGGTTCGAGCACGCTCCGGGGCACTTCCCGCTTGGAGGTGCTGGCGAGCTTCTACGGCCCGAAATCCAACGGGTACGCCCGCCTCGTAGCGGACATGCTCTGGATCGGCCAAAACCGCGAGTTCCTGTTCCGCAACGGGCTGGCCCTTCAGAACATCGGCACGCTGCGCCGCATCCCGGAAATCTTGGCGATGCAGGCCCGCCGCCGCACCGATCTGCCGATCACCCTCACCCGCGTCTACGACCGAACCCTCCCCATCCTGAACGTCACCCAAGCGGTCGGAACGATCACCGCCACCGGCATCGGTGCGGAGACGCCATCCATCGCCGTCGAACCGTTCGCTATCCCGGAGACCCCCTGACATGGCAGACGGACTCAGCGTCTCCGATTTCGTGACGGTTGACGTCACGCTGGAACCCGCCGCCGCGCAGACCCGCTCGTTCGGCGCGGGCGTCATCGTGACAGACACCGCCTTGGTGGACGTGACGCAGCGGCTTCGGCCCTACTCGTCGCTGACTGCCATCGCGCAGGAGGCCGGCACCTCTGCCGCCGTGACGAAGGCAGCCACACTGTTCTTTAGCCAAGAGCCGCAGCCCAGCATCATCTATGTCGGCCGCTGGGCCCGTACCGCTACGAGCGGCCTGCTGCACGGCGCTTCGCTGAGCACGAGCCAGCGTCTCATCACCAATTTCAGCGGCATCACGAACGGCTCGCTCGCCATCACCATTGACGGGACGGCGCGCACGCTCTCCGGGATCAACCTGACCTCGGCGCTGAACATGAACGGCGTCGCCGCTGCGGTCCAGACCGCGCTTCAGGCCGTCGTTCCGAACGCCAAGGTCATCTGGGGCTCGACCAACAACCGCTTCGACGTGATCTCCGGCACGACCGGGCCGCTGTCCTCGGTGAGTTATGCCAGCGCGACCGGCTCGGGCACCGATCTGTCCTCGCTGATGCACCTGACGAGCTTCGATGCCTCGCCGCCCGTGATCGGCGTCGCGCCCGAAAGCCTCGCGTCCTGCATCGCCAATCTGGCCGACCTATCCAACGACTGGTACTCGCTGCAGGTGGCATGCGACACGCCCCCGGCCGATGCCGATCACATCGCGGCGGCCACCCTTATTGAGGGCTTGGCGCCTAGCCGCATCTACGGCGCGACGATCACCAACGCCAACGTGCTCGACAGCACGGTGACGACGGACCTCGCGAGCCAGTTCCAGGCGCTGAACCTGTCGCGGACCTACTCGCAATTCTCTTCGTCCAACGCCTACGCCGCAGAGAGCCTGTTCGGCCGCGCGGCGACGACCGATTTCCAAGGTGTGATGACGACGATCACGCTGGCCTACAAGCAGGAGCCCGGTGTCGCGGCCGAGAACTTGCGCGAGAGCCAGTTCCGCACCTTGCTGGCCAAGAACTGCAACGTCTTCACCAAGGTCCAGAATGGTACGGCCATCGTCTTCGACGGGTCCATGGCCAACGGCGACTATTTCGATGAGCGGCAGGGCTGCGACTGGTTCCAGAACGAGTTGCAGACCGCGCTTTACAATCTGCTTTACACCACGCCGACAAAGGTGCCGCAGACCGATGCGGGCATGAACGTCATCGCGGCCGTGATGAAGTCGGTGTGTCTCAAGGCGGTGAATAACGGCCTCGTGGCCCCTGGCCTCTGGACTGGCCCGAGCTTCGGCACGCTGAAGACCGGCGATACCCTGTCCTCCGGCTTCTACATCTACACCCCGCCCGTGGCGCTTCAGTCCGAGGCCGACCGCGCCGCGCGGAAGTCCGTGTCCTTCCAGGTCGCCCTCAAGCTCGCGGGCGCCGTCCACTTCATCATCAGCGCCGTCCTTGTGGACCGCTAAGCGGAGTAGCGATCCATGCCCGTCACTTACTCGTTCGCGGACGTCGTGTGCTCCATCACTGGACCCGGCGGCACCTTCAGCCTCTCCGAGAGCAATGTCGCGGACGAGGGCATCACCATCGAGATGACCGAAGACAAGTCCACGATGACGACCGGGGCGACGCGGGGCGGCATGCACTCCCTGCACGAAAGCCGCGCCGGCCGCGTCACGATCCGCCTCCTCAAGAACAGCCCGACGAACCGCCTGCTCTCGGACCTCTACCGCTACCAGACCCAGAGCAGCGCCTACTTCGGGCAGAACACCATCTCGCTGAGCAACCCGATCTGGCAGGACGATCACGTCTGTGCTCAGTGCGCCTTCGTGCGGATGCCGACGAACGCCAACGCGAAGGACGGCGGCATGATGGAGTGGCAGTTCAACGCCCTCGACATCGACAGTCTGCTTGGTGACGGCATCACGGTTCTCTGAGGCTTGAGCGATGCCGATCCAAGACAGACATGAATTTGAGGTTGAGGGGCGGCGCTATCGAACCGGAAAATTAGCGGCGCGGGCGCAATTCCATGTCATCCGCCGGTTGGGGCCGATTGCAGGGCCTATCCTTAAAATGGTGATGGCAGGCAAGCGCCCAGACGCCACTTCGATCAACCCGCAAGACATCCTCGACTTCGTAGAAGCCTTCTCTGCGATGGAAGATGAGCAGGTCGATTACGTGCTAGACCACTGCTTGGCCGTTGTGAACGTCAGCCAAGGCGAGGGTTGGCCCTCAATCATGTCCTCCGATGGCAAGACCCTGATCTTCAAGGACATCGGGTTCCATGAGCAGGCCGCCATTGTCGGCAATGTGATCTGGTTCAACTACGCCGAAGTTTTTCAAAAGGCCCAAGCAACCTTGAAAGGCGCGGTAGCCCGCTAGCCGTTGATTGGGCGACCAGTCCAGACGATTTCTACCTGCTGCCGATTGAGGCGGGATATTATCGATACCCTGACCTTTTGGACGGCTCCATTCACATTGAGCACATCGCTGAAATTCAGGACGCGATGGCGCGTTCTTCCGAAAACAAGGATCGAGCGCGGTTGGCCATGGAACGGAAGAATTAAGTCGAAATGGCAAGCGACGTCCTGAAGGAATTTCTGGTCGCAATCGGCTTCAAAGTCGATGAGGCCAGCTACAAAAAACAAGCCGATGCGGTCGATAAGGTCAACCGTCAGCTCGGCAAGGTGGATCGTGACGACAAAGAGCGCATCACCGCTGAGCAGAGGCGTCACGAGGTCCGCAAGCGCAACGCGGAGGGACTGGCAGTCGCGCTCGGTGGCGTCGCTGCGGCTGCGGCAGCTGCGGCTACCGTCGTCGGCGCGGCAATGGTCAAGATTGCGGGTGGGTTCGATCAGTTCTACTTCATCAGCCAGCGCACGGGCGCTTCAGTCAACCAGATTAAGGGGCTGAGCTACGCTTTCTCACAGGTCGGCAGTACGGCCGAAAGTGCGGTGCAGGCGATTGAGAGTTTTGCCAAGGCGCGTCGGACCAATCCCGGCATCAACGGACTTCTGCGCTCCTACGGCGTAGATACGCGCGGCGACACCGCTGAAGTCTTGACCCGTAGCATCAACGCAATCCAGGATCGCCATCCTTATTACACTGGGTCGCAAGTCGCTGGCCTGCTTGGCATCTCGGAGGAGCAGTTTCAGACCTTCACGAAATACCGTGAACAGATCAAAAGCTACCGCGAGGAGTACGGTCGGCTACAGCGGACGCTCAACGTCAACTCCGACGAAACAGCCCGCGCCTCGGCGTCAATCCAGCGGTCCATCGGCTCGCTGACTGCAACGCTGGGCGTGCTGGTGGAGAAGCTGTACACCGCACTCGCGCCCGTGCTGGAACGCATCGTTAAGGGGTTTCAAGACTGGATTGCGAGCCACCCAGAGCAGGTCGATAAGATCATGCAGGGAGTAGCCCATACCATTGAAGCGGTGGGCAACAGTTTGATCGCCTTAGGCGACTGGCTCGGCGATGAGAAAAACCAGAAGGCCCTAGCAGATTTCTGGGATAAATTCGCTTCGCGAGTCACTGAGGCCGCCAAGTCGATTAAGGACCTGCTGGAAACCTTGTTTAAGGTGGGACAGTTTTTTGGGCTTGGAGGCAATCAAGATACGCTCGGCACGCTGGCAACCCGCGCGCTTGGCAGGCAGCCACAGGTTGCCGAAGGCGATAACAGCGCGGGCACGACGTACACGCCGTTGCTGCAACGGGGCTGGAATGCCGTCAAGCGCGCTTTCGGGGGTGGAAGCGCAGAAGCGAGCGCAGGTGCAGGTACACAAGCGCGCGCTCCCGGCGCTGCCGGCAAATATCGTCCGGTCTACAGCCTGAGCGACGCTGATCTAGATCAGCGCGTCATCAACACCATCGCAGGCGAGGTCAGCACCAAAAACCCCGAAGGCGTCGATGCGGTAATCAACAACATGCTGAACCGCGTCGGCAGCAAGGGGTGGGGGCCGAGCGGCAACCTCTTGGAGGTCGCTCGCGCAAAGGGCCAGTATGCCGGCTATCGCGCGGCAGGCGCTGCTGAGAGTGAGTTCGTCCGCAGCCGCATCAAGGCTATCGCCTCCGGTGGCGTGCCTGACAATACGAACGGGTCGAACGCCTACCGCGCCGCATGGTATAGCGGCCCATGGGGGCAGAAGCACGCTAAGACCGGGACCGTCATTGGCGGCAATCGGTTCGACTACGAGCCGCAGACCAAAAACGGCCCCTACGCCCCCTATGCCGAGCCGAAAGCTGATGCGCCGAAGCCGCCGCCTGCGCCGCGCTTCAGCACGATGCCGGACACTTTCAAGGCCGACGACTATCTGCGCTCGCAGCCAATGGGTTCGACCTCAAACAGCAACGACAACAGTCGCACAGTGTCTCAGAACAACCCGGTCACGGTGAATGTGCAGGGGGCTGGCGACCCGCAGGCGACGGGCTCAGCGGTTGCCCGCGCCGTGGGGACGGCCAACGACATGAGCCTGCGGAACGTCCAGACAGCGATCCGCTAACCTTCGAAGTATGCGCTCGCCCGAGTGCAGCCATCCTTGTTGCAGACGTAGGGTCCGCTCTGCGTCTTCATCCAGCACGGTGCCTTGGGCATGTCGTGCATCGCCTTCTCGGCATCTGACCGCCAGCGGGCGGTGAAATCTGCCGAGCAGTCCTGACGTGGCAGGTTGTCTGCCGCCAGAGCCGGGGCTGCGGAAACGAGGACGAGGGCGGCGGCGATCATTCGCATGGCGCTAGGATACCGGCTAGATTGCTGGCGTCGAGTGTGGAATGTTCGGCACCCGCGTGAGCCGGTCCCGAATGCCTTCAACGCCCTCCGACCTTCCCCGGTTCACTGTCGCTGAAATGGCAGAGGCGCTGCGCGACAGTGCCGAGGATCTGGCCGAAGACCTGATCGGCATCCCGCCGCAGGACACGACCGAAGGTCAAGCCGCACAGACGCTTGAGGAATTCGAGGCCGCGCTGACGTGGATCGCGAGCGGCGTTCCCGATCCGCAAGGCATCGCCCGTGACGCGCTTTCGCTGATCGATCCCCTGAAGCCCATTGGGGGCGCGGACGACACGATCCGCAAGCTGCTCAAGCCGCGACCGACCTGACGTAGAGGGATCACATGGCAGGCGGCATCGGCTCCATCGTCGCCTACCTCGGACCCAACAGCCGGTCCATCGGCACCATCATTCCCGACGTGGTGATCGAGGAAGCCCACCGGGACGCGCTCATCATCACGCAGCACCCGGTGGAGAAGGGATCGGCCATCACCGATCACGCCTTCTCGACGCCGGCCTCCGTCGTGATCCGCTGCGGCTTCTCGAACTCCTCGGCTGGCTACGACGGCTACGCGCAAGAGGTCTATCAGCAGTTCCTGGCCTGGAAGAAGGGCCGCGATCCCCGCGACGTCTCCACGGGTAAGCGCCTCTACCGCAACATGCTGCCGGCAGACATCTCCGTTCTGACCGACGCGCGAACCGAAAACATCCTGGCGATCACGGTCCTCTGCCAAGAGGTCATCATCACCTCGACCCAGAAGACGGGCACGGGGACCGACACCACGAAAGCGGGTGACGGTAGCGGATCGCAGGGCGACCCTGCCACGACCGGCTCGACCCTCAACAACGGCACGCAGCAGGGCGTCGGGACCGGCAGTCAGTCCTTCGCGGGGTCCTTCGAGCCTGGCAACACCAACATCGACGGCGGCACCGTGCCCAACGGACAATTCGGATTTAACGGGCCGGAGGGCGTGGGCAGTCAGGGTTCAGGCTTCTCTCCTCCCGATGCGACCGGCGACGTCGGGCCTATCACCGTTCAGGACGGGACGACTGGCCAGACGATCTTTGACGACAGCAACGGTGCCAACTTCTCGACGGGTGCCGGCGCGGGCATCTTCTGATGGCGCAGACCTTCACCCTCATCCCGCTGCTGCCGCGCGGCCAGCGCCTCACCATCGCTCTTGCTGACGTCACGTACAATCTCCGCGTGACGTGGAACGACGCGGAAGAGGGGGGCTACACCCTCGACATCGGTGACGCCTCCGGCAACGTCCTGCTGGCCGGAGCCCCGCTCGTCACAGGCTCAGACCTCCTCGCTCAGCACAGGCACCTCGGCATCGGCGGCAGCCTCTTCGTCACGACAGACCGCGATACCGGCGACGTGCCGACCTTCGACGGCCTCGGCCTGACCTCGCAACTCTACTTCGTCACCGGCCCCTGAGATGCCGCAGCAATACATTCGGTGGGTGGAGGCGACGATCAACGGCGTCGTCGTCCGCTCCGATGGCGACACCGGCCTGCGCATTCAGTTCGCTACCCGGCAGGCCACGTCGAGCACGCCCCACCACTGCAACATCATCATCACGAACCCCGCGCCGAAAACCATCGCGGCGATGCGGAAGGAAAAGGCCAAGGTCACGCTCAAGGCCGGATACCGCGACGGCGGCATGGGCACGATCTTCCAGGGCGAGATCCTTCAGGTCCGCAACGGCCGAGAGAGCGTCGCGGACACCTACGTTCACGTCATCGCCACCTCCGGCGAGAACGGCCGCAACTACGCGGTGGTGAACAAGGCCCTGGCTTCAGGCCACACCTACGGCGACCGCGTGAAAGTCGCGATGGATGCGTTCAAGGGCCTAGGACTGCGCCAAGGGTTCATGGACCAACTCGGGCAGCGCAAGTTCCCCCGCAACTTCGTTGCCCATGGCATGGCGGCCGACCTGATGCGCGAGATCTGCCGCGCCAACGATGCGAACTGGTTCATTCAGGGCGATCAGGTCCACCTGCTGAAGAGCAAGAACACGCTGCCCGGCAACACCCACGTCATCAACGCTGACACCGGCATGGTGTGGTTGCCCGAGCAAACGATTGAGGGCGTGATCGTCAAGACCCTGCTGAACTATGATATCTATCCCGGCAGTAAGGTCCAGTTGAACAACGCCAGCGTGCAGCAGGCCGCACTGAGCCCTTCAACCGGGGCGGGCGCTCAGAACGAACTCTACAAAGAGGGCAGCATCCTCGCTCTCTCGGCGGACGGCACCTACAAGGTTTGGCGCGTCGAGCACGAGGGCGATACGCGCGGTGGCAATTTCTACACGACGCTGACCTGCACGGCGAAGGAACTCGCCCCCGCGCTCAGCAACCTCATCGTGGACGTTCCCTCCGAGGTCGATCAGGCGGGCGGGCAGTAGGATGGACCCTCGTTTCCAATGGGACGACAGCACGGAGACGCTGGAAGCCCTCGCGGACGATCTCGCTGCCCGCATCCGCATCTCCATCCCCGTTAAGCTCACCAAGGACTCGGACGGTCACACCGTTTCTCTGCAGCCGCTCATCAAGGCCGTACAGAAGAAGCCGGACGGCTCTCTGTCGCTCGTCAGCCTGCCGATGATCTCGGACATCCCGATCCAGCACGGCGGGGGAGGGGGCGTTACCGTCACCCACCCGCACAAGGAAGGGGACGAGGGCGTCTTTCTGTTCAGCCATCGCAGCATCGACGCTTGGCACCAGCAGGGCGGGGAGCAGCCGCAGATCGATGCGCGGATGCTATCGCACTCTGACGGCTTCTATCTGCCGAACGTCCGCAGCATGCCGCGCAAGCTGCAGAACGTCTCCACCACCTCGACGCAGATCCGCTCCGACGACGGCAAGACGGTTTCCGATCTGAACCCGACCACCGGCACGATCTCGCACTCGGTAGACGGCGGCAAGCACGTCACCACCGTGTCGAAGGACAACGGCATCACGCACTCGGCCGACAACGGCCAGCACGTCGTGAGCCTTACCCAGAACGGGATCTCCATGAAGACGGCCCGCGCGCTCGCCGTTGAAGCGAAGGCCGGCATGAACGTGCTGGGCAAGATCACCTCGGACAAGCCAATCGGCGGCGGCATTCTCGCTGGCGTCCTCCAGGGCGGTATCGGCGCCATCGTCGGCACGCTGCTGACGCTCGGAGCCCTCGCGGGCTCTGGCGGCCCCTCTGAGCGCATCCAGCAAGCTCGCTACATCATCACCGCAGCTTGGGTCCGCTGATGCGCGTCCGAAAGACTGACGCCACAGGCGATATGATTTTCGGGGGCAACCAAGTCTCCTTTCATCGCGACAGCCCCGATGCTGTGGCCCAGGTAGTCGATAGCCGATTGCATCTCTGGATCGGAGAGTGGTTTTTGGATCTGGATGAGGGCACGCCCTATCAGACCCAGGTGCTCGGCAAGTACACCGAGAAGACCCGCGACCCTGAGATGCGCGCTCGCATCCTCGCCTCGCCCGGCGTCACCGAGTTGAAGTCCTACAACAGCACCTTCAACAGCGACACACGCGCCTTCTCACTCTCGGCCGAACTCGTCACCGCCTACACCGCCCTCGCGCCGACCGGCCGCGTGTCGTCTACGGCGAACCTCAACACGACGGTCTATAAGGATCGCTGATGGGCGCGACTCCCGTCTGCCAGATTACGGCTGCCGGCTGCATCCGCCCCGATTTCGCGGCGTGCTTGGCCTACATTCAGGCGGCCTACCGAGCGATCTATGGGCAGGACGTTTACCTCGGCGCCGATTGTCAGGACGGCCAGCTCATGGCCCTCTTGGCGAACGCGATCCATGACTGCAACGGTCAGACCCTCGCGGTTTTCAACGCCTACTCCCCCGCGACCGCGCAGGGCGAGGGGCTGTCGTCCGTCGTCAAGATCAATGGCATCCGGCGCAAGAGCCCGACCTACTCGACCTGCGATTTCCTGAACGTCGGTCAGGTCGGCGCCACCATCACGGCCGGTGTAGTTCGTGACGATGCCGGCAACGGGTGGCTTCTGCCCGACTTCACGATCCCGATCAGCGGCCAGATCCTCGTCACTGGCGTGTGCCAGACCATCGGCGCCGTCATGCTCAGCGCGGATGCGGTCGATACGGCCAACGGCCTCGGCGCTATCGCTACCCCGCAACTCGGCTGGCAATCCGCGACGAACCCAGCCGCCGCAAGCCCAGGCCAGCCGGTTGAGACCGACAGCCAGTTGCGTCAGCGCCAGTCCCTCTCGGTCGGGTTGCCTTCTCAGACGATCCTAGAGGGCATGATCGGCGCTCTCTACGCCCTGCCGGGCGTCACCCGCATCCGCCCCTACGAGAACGACACGGACGTCGTGGACCCGACCACCGGGGCGCCGGGCCACACCCTCGCGCTCGTCGTGGAAGGTGGAGACGCCACGCAGATCGCCACGATCATCGCAGCGAAGAAGTCGCCCGGTGTCGGCACCTACGGCGACGTGCTGGTCACGCGCACCGACCTCTACGGCATCCCGCATCCGATCCGGTTTCTGCGCCCGAAGGCTCTGCCCATCGCGTGGAAGGTGACGGTGCGGCCGAAGGCTGGCTACACCCTCGACGTCGCCTCTGCGATCAAGGCGTCTCTCGCCGCCTACACGAACGGCGTCGCCATTGGCGGCAATCAGGAATACGCTTCGGCATACCCAGCCGCGAACCTGACCGGCGATCCGCGATCCAGCACCTTCGAGATCATCGGCTTGTCCTCGTATCGCCGCGACGGGTCGGTGGATGCCTACGGAGACGTGCAGGCCCTCTACGATGAGGCGCCGATCTGCTCCGTGTCCGATGTCGCGATTACCACCGTCGCGGCATGAGCAAGCCGCTCTCGCTCTACCTCGGCCGCATCACGCCGTGGCAATCGACGCACCCGAAGTTCACCGCGACCGTCTCCGGGACGCTAGAGCCCATCGTCACCGCTGCGGCGGTCATCGGGACGTTCCCGGCCTCGTTCGATCTCGACGTCGCCATCGGGGCGCAACTCGATGCGACGGGCCAGTGGATCGGTCCATCCCGCAACGTCCCGCTTCCCATCGCGGGCGCCTACTTTTCATGGAGCGACCCGGCGCGCGGCTGGGGGCAGGCGGTCTGGAAGGGCCCGTACTCGCAGCAGTACGGCATCACGCAACTGGACGATGAGACTTACCGGCGCCTGCTGAAGGCGGTGGTCATGTCCAATCGCTGGGACGGCACCGTCCCCGGCGCCCAAGCGATCTTCGACGCCTTCTTCATCGACCCTGAAACCTACGTGTTCCTTCAGGACAAGGCGCAGGTTCCCTATCCGCAGACCACGTTCGCGTGGAACACGGTTGGACGCGGGTGGGGCGAGGGTGTCTGGCGGGGCGCTTCTTCCGGCCGCCAACTCGGCAAGGTCAACGTCGCGATGACGGTGTGCATCGCGGGCAAGATCCCGTCGAAAGTACTCCTCGGATTGCTGGCTCAGAACGCCCTGCGCCTGAAGCCCGCCGGGGTGACAGTATCCTACCGGATTACTTCCGTGGACCGCGCTCCGCTTTTCGGGTTCGGCGTCCAGAACCAATACGTTTCCGGGTGGGGCAGAGGGGCGTGGGGCGTCACGCCCGAACGCTTGCTCGCGCGCACCTAAGTCGCACAGACCGCAACGGTCGGAGTTTCCATGCCGCAGAACGATTTTGTCCCCTGGGCCACTGGCTCGGGCGCGAACGTGTATTCGGTCGCCAGCTATTCCAGCAACGCCACCCGGCAGACCGGCGTCGTGGATGGCGAGGCCGACCCGCTGCTGGCCAACAACTCGTGGCGGCAGGGAACCGTCTGGGCTGCGGTCCTTGGCGCATTCAACACCGCCAACGGCTACGATGCCTTGGACAACGGCGACCTGGGCACCCTGCTGTCCAACTTCCAAGCGGCCCTGTCTGTCGCCATCGGCGGCGTCGTCCCCTCGACCGCTCTCGTGCATGCCGGGACCGACACGAGTTCCACGGTCAATCAGATCATCATCAACACCGTCACGCCGGCCGTGACCGCACTCGTAGACTTCCAGGTCTATGAGATCCGCCCGGCCAACGACGTGACCGGCGCGACCACGGTCAGGATTGGTACGCTGCCCGCCGTGCCGCTGGTGCGCCAGGACGGCATCCAGTTCACGGTAGGCGACGCGCCCCGCAACCAGTCCTTCCTCGCCGTCTACATCGGCGGCATCATGTACCGGATCGGCTTCTCCGCGTCTGAGGTGTCGCGGCAGGCCACGACGGTCATCAACGCGCTGAAGATCGCGGGCGGCACGCCTCAGCAGTTTTCTAGCCCCGGCACTTTCACCCTCAGCCTTCCCGCCAACGTGACCTTCGCTGTGACGGAGTGCCGAGGCGGCGGCGGCGGCGGGGGTGGCGCCAACAGCGTTTCCTCTGCGGGGTCCGGCGGCGGCGGCGGCGGATCGTCCACCAAGGTCGCAACCACTGTCGTCGCGACCGTGCTTCAAGTCATCGTCGGTGTCGGCGGGACCGGCGGCTTCGGTGGCGCGAGCGTGAGCAATGGCACGGCTGGCGGCACGACCGTCGTGAGCGTCGTCAGCGGCGCGGCCGTCGATTATGCAGGCGTGGTCTACAATCCCGGCGCCACCCTCTGCGCCGCGACGGGTGGCGGGCTTGGCTACGGGTCCAACAACGGCCCGCAGCAGAGTTCGGCCGGTGTGCCCGGCATGGGTGTCGGCGGCGACGCCAATATCAGCGGCGATCCCGGTGGCTACCCGTACCTCGCTGGCCCGTTCATCGGCGGTGTCGGCGGCGGCTCCCCCGGTTCCGGCGGCCAGCCTCAGGTGAACTACGGCAACCCTGGCAACTCGACCACGGCGGCCGGTGTCGGCGGCAACGGCTCGTCCAGCAACGGCGCGGGCGGCAACGGTGCCCCCGGCCGCGTGACCATCCAGCATCCGTGAGGCCGTGATGAAGCTCGCTCTTATCGCCAACGGCCTCGTCCTGCAGGAACCTAGCGAAGCGGATGCCGCATTGGTCGGCGCGGATGGGAAGCCCCTGTTCGACATCCGCGACGTGTCGTCCGTGAAGGGTATCGCGCCGGGTTGGCTAGCCAACGAGGACGGCTCCTACTCGGCGCCTCCGGTGGTCACGCCCGCAACGCCGACCATCACCTACAAGTCCGACCTCTACCGCCGGGCGACCGATGCCGAGGCCGAGGCCATGGAGACGGCCCTCGCGAGTGCTCCGGTGCGTGAGCGACGCCTGTTCGAGAGCGTCCAGTACCTCGATCACGATGCGCCGGAGTTCACGACCTTGCAGGAGCATCTGGTGGAAATGTTCGGCGCCAAGCGCGCGGGCGAACTCTTGGCCGCCTCTTAGGCCCCGCCGATGGCGACCAACGTCCTCAATATCCAAACGCAACGAGGCGTTGACCTCGTGACGTTCAACAATGCGAGTTGGACCGACAGCTTCCCATTCGTGGCCGCGGCGACAGCAGCCGGCTATGCCGCTGCAACGAACATTGGCAACGGCAACTTCTTCGTGATCTCCGTCGCGCCGCAGACGGTCTTGGGCAGCTACACAATACAGATCTTGGCTCCTGTCAGCGGATCGCAAACTGCTCGCGTCTCTGTCTCATCTCCCGATGGAACGCTTATCGCCATCGGTAATGTCGGAGTGCCCGTATCGGCTGGCGGCGTAGTTTTCGCCATTGCGCAGGGGACAACGCTATTTACGCCCGGCGACAGCTTCTCGCTGAGTGTGCTGCCTGCGCCGCTCGACATTACGGGCATCGCCTTCGCGCTGATGCTCCGATCACAACCGGCAGATGCCGAGATAAGCCTGTCCGCGTCTACGGCGGACGGCTCCATCGCCAATGGCGGCACGACCGGCCAAGTCGGCATGCGCGTCTCCACGGCGACGATGCAGGGCCTTCCTGCCGGCACCTACGCCTACGACCTCATCGCGTCGGCCGATGGCTACGACGTGCTCGCCTACCAAGGCTCTGTCACGCACATCCAAGGCGTGACGGCGCTGGCCTCGTGAGCTGATCCCGAATGCCGTTCGTCAACCCTACCTCGGCGCAGTTCTTCGCGCCCGGCGCTCCCGGTGCCGATGCCTACCAGATCTGGCTCGGGGAGGGGAATACCGGCTCGCGTGCCGATTTTCTTGCCTCGCAAAAGGGTCCGAAGGGCGACCCGAGCACTCAACCCGGCCCAAAAGGCGATCCCGGCCAGCCCGGCGTCGGCACGGTCATCTCGCGTTCCGCGCTGTCCGCGATCCCCTCGAATACGAACGTCGTGGATGCTGGCAACAATAACTGCGTACCCGCCGATACCACCAATCCCGCCCATCGTGGGAAGGTGCTCGGTTTCGTGGCGCAGGGCGTGTCTGTCGGCGTCGTCGCATCCATCCAGACCATCGGACCTATCTCGGGCGTGTCTGGATCGTGGAGCGATACCAATACGCTCTATGTCGGGCCGAACGGGTCTCTCGTCACGCGCGCCAACCTGCCGGCCAATGCCGCGTGGCAGCAGGCGGTTGCTACCGCTACCGCGAACGGCATCAACTACCTCCGGGGGCCTGCCGGGCTTCTTCCGGCTATCGGCACGGCGGTGGACAGCACTGCTCGTCTTCAAGCCGAAACGCCGAGCGGGATGTCCTACGTCGATATTCCCAGCGCTCTCGTCGCGGGCATTCCGAAGACCCCCGTCAACGATCTAGCCCTACCGGGCCTGCCGGCACCCTATCTCGGCAAAATCGTCGCTGGGCAGATCCCGGTCCTCGACATGTTCAGCCCCTATCGCAACGGGGTGAACGGCGACGAGCCGCTGATCAACGCCATTCTCAACGGCCACAACGCCTGTCGCGCTCAGCCGGTCGGCAACGGTATCGGGCCTATCCTCGCCAAAGACAGCCCCATCATCGTCCCGCAAAACGGGAAGTTCGGAGGCGTTGCCGGTCGCCAACGCACCGAAGTTACCCGGCTCAACGGCTACACGGGCGACACCCTGCAAATGGGGTCCCCTACGGTCGGCATGGGCTCGGCCGAGATCGAGGGCTTGTGGTTCACGGCACCGGGTCGCTTCATCGGTGCGGTCACGGCTGGCACTACCCTCGGCACCCGCCTGACGGCAGGGCAGGCCCATATCCGCGCCTACGGCAGCCAGTCCGGGATCATCCGCAACTGCGGGGGCTTCCCGATCCCGTACTTCATCGCGCAGCAGGGTGGCTACGACCTCACCATCGAGCATCCCTTCACGATTGGCGGGATCTGGGATCGCACCAATACCGCGCTGCAGGAAGCCATCGCGGTCCTCGTTACGAACTACGACCCGATCCATGGCCATCCAGCCTGCACCACCGTCGTCAATCCGAATTGGGTGGGCGGCAACATCTCGGCCGAAACGCGATCCATCCCGCTCTACACCAAGAGCTACGCCTGCCAAGAGCGCATCGGACCTAAATACGGCTGGCTTCACGCTGCCGGCGAAGACTGCCAGATGCTCGGGGGCTTCGTCGGGGGCTTCAACCGCTCCCCAGTCGCCATCCTCCCCGGTGGCCCGGCTATCATCAACAATGCGCCTGCATGGGTTCAGATCAAACTGAGCCTGCTAGGTGTCCGTATCGATGAAAGCATGTGGGCTGGCATCGAGGCCCTGCGCACCAATGCTTCGCAAGCCATTCTCACCGGCCTCAAGCTTCACGGCTGCGAATTCAACGGACAGTTGATCGGGGCACACGGCCTCGACTTCAGCCCGTCCTCCCTGATCTCGGTGGCTCAGCTAGACTTGCTCGGGAACGACTTCAACGCTTATCAGGGCGCGGGGGCGCGGTTCTACAGCGTCAGTGATGGGACCATCGCGAACACCCGCATCAGGGGCTACAACAACGCTGGTTTCGACACGACAAAGGGCGATCCTATCGACTATGGCGTCGGCATGATCGTCGGCGGTCTCAGCAACTACCTCGCCGTCTCAGGACTGCGATCCGGTGGCGGCGCCAACGCCGTTACGGACCCGAACAACTGTCAGTGGGGCTTCGTGGACACGACCCCAACGACGACGACGGGTGGAACGACGACTTCCAACCAGAATAACTCTTATCGCTACGTTCGAGCAGTCAATCTCGGGTTAACCGGGGGTGCGGCGGTTTCTACTGGCGTCAACGATACGGGGCCGTAAGTTATGCCTACTCTCGTTCGCAATTCGGACGGCACCACCTCAATCAAGCATACGAAAGACGACATCGCGCGGGCTGATGCCGCCAACGCGGCAACGGCCAAGGCGAGAGCCGATCAGGTCGAAGCTGATGCGGCGAAAGCTGACATGATGACGACGGCCCGAGTTTCCGCGCTCGCAGCGTCATTGCAGGCCGGTGATTGATGCCCGCATCCTTTTTCAACCGCGTCCGGCAGGCTGTCGCGTCGGCTCCCGGCACTGGTGCCATCACGCTCGGCACTGCAGCTTCGGGCTACCGCACCTTCGCGACGGCTGGCGCTACAAACGGGCTCCTCGTCAGCTACGTTCTTGAGGACGGGGCGGCGTGGGAATTTGGACGCGCGACCTATTCATCCACGGGGCCGACGCTCACCCGTACCACGATCCGGGGCTCTTCCAACGGAGGCGCTGCGATCAATGCCTCAACCGCAGCCATCGTCTCCTGCGATGCCTTCGCGGAGGATGTGACGAACCAGTTCACACAGATTGCGACGACAGGTGATCTCTCCGCAGCGCCTGTCGCCGCGATCACCTTCACGGGCCTCGACGCTTACACCGATCTGGTCTTCGATTTCTCGGCGGCTGGCCACGACAGCGGCACGGCTCAGAGCTTCAGCGCTGCTTTCTCGGTGGATGGTACGACATTCACAGGCGTCACCGCCATTACGCCGAGTATTTCCTCGGGTAGCGCCATCCACGGCCAATCTACCATCATCGGCAACGGCTCGAACCGGCCAGTGATGCGGTCTGGTTTTGGGACCGGCATCATCAACCCGCCCGCCTGGGTCAACGCGACTGAGGCGCCGCGTGTGGCTATTGCCTCCGCAACCATCGTTGCGATGCGCTTCACGCCGACGACGAGCGGCAACTGGAACAAGGGCGTCGTGATGGCGCTCGGGCGGTAACGGGGCCACGTAGGTGCTTGCAAATCGCCCCCTCGCATCGGGGCCGCTCGCGGCAACCCAGCCCGTCACGGGCGGCGTCAGCGCCATACTAGCGGCGACCGAAGCGCCGGATACCGCCGCGTTCCTGATATCGGCCCAAACCAGCGCCAGCCTTGTTGCCACAGAGGCTTCGGACAGCGCATCTTTCACCGCGTCCGCCTCAACGGCGGCGGCTCTCTCGGCCACAGAGGCCAGCGACACCGCTACCGCTTCCGTCCAGACCAGCACGAACGCCACGCTCTCCGCGACGGAACCGTCCGACACGGCTTCGTTCTCGGCGGGCGGCCAGATCACAGCAACCCTCGCGGCATCCGAGGCAAGCGATACCGCTTCGGTTCAAGCCGCAACGTCCACGTCGGCAAGCCTCGCCGCAACGGAGCCGAACGACACAGCCTCATTCGCTGCGGCCTCGTCTACGACCGCAGCTCTTTCCGCGACCGAGGCGAGTGACACCGCTTCGATCTACATGGGCGCCATCGTTACGGCGTCCTTGGCAGCGACAGAAGCAAACGACACCGCTTCGGTATCCGTTGCGGCTCAGACCAGCGCAGCTCTTTCCGCAACTGAGGCCTCGGACACGGCCTCGGCGTCTGTCACGGCTTCAACCGCCGCAGCGCTCGCAGCCACGGAAGATAGCGATAGCGCGCAGGTCTCCGCTTACACCGCTACGATGGCGGTCTTGGCGGCGAACGAGCCCATCGACACCGCGTCCTTCGCCGTCAGCGCCTCGGCTGGCGTCACGATCACTGCGACCCTAGCTGCCACAGAAGCCGCCGACGTCGCCTCGGTCGGCGCACACGTCTACCCGCTGCCTGACTTCGTGCTGAGCGGGACGTTCCCCGGCGTGATTTCCTTCGCCGGCTCATTCCCGCCGACCATCACCCTGACCGGGCGCGCGCCCCACTAGAGGATCCCCCATGGCAGTCAGTTATCAAACCGCTGCGGCGACGCAGCGGCTTCAGGTCGTGGCCGATGGAATGCAGGGCAAGACCTTCGCGGCCTCCACCGGCACCGCCTCGGCTCCCAGCCTCGTGATCGGCACCAGCGCATTCACGAACACGCAGGGCACGACAGGGGTCACGACGTCTACCACGGGCGTCCTCGCGATCATCCCGCTTCCCGTCGCCGGCATCTCGGTATCGGGACGCACGCTGGCCCTCCTGTCCTCGGCGCAGAGCGCGACCGCTACGGGCTCCGGTACGGCGGCCAACGCGGCGGTCATCACCAACGCTGGGATGATCTACGTCGGTGGCCTCACCGCTGGCACCACCGGCACCGATGTCATCCTTGGCGCGACGGCGATCTCCTCAGGACAGACCGTCACCGCCACCGCTGCCAGCCTGACGCATCCGACCTGAGGGCCTGAGTGATGGCAGGCGGATGGCTGCCGGTGGCCCCTGGGCAATCCGGCGCACAGCTTGCGACGCAGACCTTCCCGGCGGGGGATACCCGCACATGGTCGGTCGCCGTCGCCAAGGATCTCACCGGGTTTTCAGCGGAATGGCGGATGGGGCTGCCGGCCGATGGCCCGCTGCCGAGCCTCCTCCCCGTGTCGTACTCGGCGCCTGAAGTCGTCGTGCTGAAGGCATCGGGGGCCAACCTCGCGGTCGTGCCGGGTGTGACCTCCGTGCTGACCTGGACCACGACCTACGCCGACACCATCGGGCTCGACCCTTCGGTCTACTGGCATCAGGCCGTCGTCATCGACCCGCAGGGCAACCCGACCACGGTCGCGGAGGGGCGAGTGACCCTGACCCCATCGCTGCGTGCTGTCCAGGCCGATCCTACGAAGCCTTTCGCCCTGTCGCCTGTCGTTCAAGACAGCTTCGGCGTCTGGCAGGGGGATGACACGCCTCCGAAGGTGTGGAGTTTCGGATCTCAGGACAACCTTGCGGACCTCACCGGTTCCGTCTTCGCGTTGACCGTCACCGGACTTTCGGCCCCGACCGGCGCGCTCACCCTGCAGAGCGATACCCCCGGCTCGGCCTTGTCCGTCGATGCCGCGACACAGACCGTGACCTGGGCCTACAGCGTCACAGATAGCGCTGCAATCCCGACCAGTGGGGCAAAATACCAACTGCATCGCCTCATCGAGGGCACGACGCAGTTGTGGACCTATGGCGACATCGTGGGGCTCGTGCCGTGAGCCCTGCTCCCGCGCCTCGGGTCATCCTTGCACGTCCCGCGCCGCCGGTTATCTCGCGGATCGGAGCCCCGCCTGCGCCTCGGGCGGTCTACGTCCGCACCCCAGGCCCGATAGGTGCCGTTGGCCCGATTGGGCAGCGGGGGCCGGTCGGGTACTCCAAGGGGTTCGGCACCATCGACTACACGGACAATCAGGAAGGGACGTCGTTCCCGCTCCCGTCCGGTCAATGGGTCCGCCTGACGCGCAATCTCTCGCCATCGTCGGCCAACTTCAATCTGCCGAGCGGTCCTTTCGCTGACTTCGCATTCTGGGACAACGCCAGCAGCACCCTGAGGGCGAGAGCCAAGGGCGACGTGCTCTTGTTCAAATTCTCCTACGTCGTCGTGCCGGAGCAGCGCGGCGGGGGGCTGCGCTTCTCCGTGCGCCCAGGGGACGATGAGGCGTTCGAGTTCGGCCCCGACCCTATCGCTATGACCGCCGACGCGGGGGAGTCTCAGCCCGGTTCGGAAACCTTCGTGGAGCAGTGCCGGACCCGTTTCGTGACATCCGGTGCCAGCATCTACGTCATGGCGACGTCGGGTGCGACGCTCTTCAGTTTTTCTCCTGAGGTCACGCCGCTCGATTACGCAGGGCCGGTCGCCACCCCTCCGGTCATCACGCCTCCGGCCTCCGCGACCGGTGTGTTGGACTTCGGCGATGCGGCCAACAGCGGGTTGCTTGGACTGCTGTGCCCCGGCCTGCCGAATGCCATCACGGCGCCCTCAGCCGGCGTGGCAGGTACGGTGGACTTCTCCAATCCCGCAAATAGCGGGCTGCTGGCTGCGCTCGCAGCAGGGTCCACGCAAAGCGCCCCTGCCACGACGCCGAGCACGTCGGTCCCCGTGACGCCGCCCGTGACCGCCAGCTCTGACGCCTTGGACTTCACCGCCCCTCAGAACAGCGGCCTGCTCGCTGCCATCGGAGCCTGATCTATGTCGATTTCCGTCAAAGACGCAGCCGGCGCAACGCAGAGCATCAACACGCTGCCCGCGCTAGGATTTGCCCCTGGCGCATACGCCCTGCCTGTCGCGCTCGCGACGGATGGCGACCATGCGCGTGGCTCCGACATCACGGCCCTACGCACCGCCCTGACCCCATCGGGTGGTCTGCCGGTGTCGTTCTCCGGCACCTTCGCCGCGACGCAATCGGGTACGTGGACGGTCGGTCTCGCGACCGGCGCGACAGTCGCGCTCTTGGGCGGCAACACGGTTGCCATCAAGACGGACAGTTCGGCCGTGACGCAGCCGATCTCGGCCAGTGTGCTCCCGCTGCCCTCCGGTGCGGCGACCGCGACGAAGCAGGACACCGGCAACACGGCCCTGACCCAGATTGCCACCGCGCTTGGCTCGCCCCTTCAGGCGGGTGGAAGCATCGGCAACACGGCGTTCGGGATCTCGGGCACGCTGCCGGCCTTCGCTGCAACCCCGACCTTCAATCTCGGTACGCTCAACGGCGCTGCGACTTCTGCAAAGCAGGATACCATCGCCGCTGCCGTCACGGCGACTGGACCCGGCACGGACGCCTTCACGATCACGCCCTCCGATACGACGAGTTTCACCACGAATGCGCGCTCGATCTACGTTGGCGGCGCAGGCGACGTGACCATCGTGACACCCGTTGGCACCGTCGTGACGTTCAAGGCGGTTCCAGTTGGCTCCATTCTGCCGGTGCAAGCGCGTCGCGTAAACACCACCGCCACTACCGCAACCAATCTCGTCGGGCTGGTCTGATGCTCGGCCTCGGGCTTCGACCGGCGACGCTTGCCCCGCTCGCTCTAGCCGTCAAGGGGCCGGCGCTCCCCCTCGCCCTGCCGACTACCGCAACGTTCGCCACGGACGCACCTGCAGGAACGGTGATCTGGGCAGGGGCGAACATCCCGACTGGCACGGCGCTAGCATTTTCTCCGAATGACGGCCGCGTCGTTGGCTCTGGCTCAAACCGCTTGGTCGTGGGCCTAAGCGCATCTAGTGCCGCCCCCATCTCCGGGTCGGTTACGCTAACGCTTCCCAATGGGGGCGCATCAAAGACCTACCCCGTCACCATCACTGTCACGCAGGCGATTACCAACGCCTACGCGACCCGCCCGGTGATCACCGGCACGCCGCTGTCAAGTGAAGTCCTGACGGCCTACACGGGCAACCTCGGGGCCGGTGCGGGGCAATGGTATCGCTCTGGCTCGGCAACGGGCGCGACCGCATCAACTTACACGCTTTCCGATGCCGACATCGGCTTCACCTTCACCTATCGCTATACCCCCTCAGGTGGGTCGATGGTGGAGAGCGCGCCGACCGACATCGTGCAGCAGGCCGATTACCTGACGGACGCCGCTGCGAACCGCATCACCGACGCCTCTGGTAACACGATCACGCTGGGCTACAACTACGCCTACAACGCGATCACCGACGCCTCCGGTAACATCATCACGGATGCTTCTGGCAACTCGCTGTCCATAGTAAGCTCGGCCCCAGTCCAGCAACAGCTTCGCCTCCTCGTGCCGGCCTCGCCGTCCAGCAATACCTTCAACCAGAACACGCTCACGACGGCGCCGATCACTTTCGCCATGGCGGATCTTGACCGCTATATGCCCGCGACGACCGGTGTGCCTTGGCAGATCTACGCGCCGAATATGAGCCGCGTAGAGGTCTGGGCGGCGGGGGCGGCCATTGCTACCGTCATCGGCAGCGACGCGCTCGGCTATTTTCGCGGCACTCTTGATCTGTCGGGCTACGTGAACGGCCCGCGATGGTTTGAGGTTCGGGCCTACGACAAATCGACCATTGGTGGTTCAAGCGTCTCAATCTTGGCCGGCGTCCATCTGTTTGTCACGGGTGGTAAGAACGCCAACAAGTCGCAACTTCCGGCAGCCGCTCAAGCCAACGGCTTTGCCCTGCAGTTCATCGATGACTTCGCTACGCTGTCGGTGTCGGCTTCCCAGACCAACGATGGTTCTCGCTGGTACGACGGTATGCCGAATAATCGTGTCTTTGGCGATCAGATCTTCACGCGAGCCGCCTCGGCTCAGAACCCATTCACGATCCTAGGCTCGTTCCTGCGCATCCGAGAGACCTACGATGTCAATTTTGCCGGAGGACAATCCGGTCTGAAGCACTGGTTCTCCGGCATACTTGCCTCAGTCTTCCCAGACGGCACGACAAACATCCCGGTTGGGAACGGCTACTACGAGGCCGACATCATGGTCCCGACCGGCTCGGGGACATGGCCGGCGTTCTGGCTGCTGGATCAAGACGTCGTGAAAGACTCGTCGCGGACCTATAGCCACCGCGAGATCGACTTCGAGCAGTACAATTACCAGCAGACGCAGTGGACTGCGACGACGCACCGGTATGCCGCAACGACGGCTGCTGACACATCGAGCTTCAAGCGCATCGTGACGCCAGAACAGAAGTGGGAGTTCCACCGCGTCGGCTTCAACGTCAGCGATACAAAAATTGATTATTACTACGATGATGTGCTGGTGTTCTCGGACACAAATTTCGTCACATCAGGCCCAAACCCGCAAAATAACATGGTCCTATTTAATCTCGCCCTGACGCCGGGCGGGAACAATTCTCCCGAAACCCCATCCCCCGGTGGTTACTACGACATGCTCGTGGATAGCTTCCGATACTACGCTTAAGAGGCTGACCCATGCCGAATGTTCCCGTTTCCGCTTTGCCCGTCGTCAGCGCAAAAGCGAACATCGCCTATGCGATGGTGTTGGATACCAGTAACAACCCGAGCCTCGCTGCGCCTGCTCTGATCGGTGGATCATCGTCGGGCGGTGTTTCGACGTTGGTCCTGGCGCGCAACCCGCTTCCGTCCGATGATGGTACGGCTGGTTATGTGGTCGGTCAGTTCGCGCTCAACTCCACGACAGGCCGGGCCTTCATCGCTCGCTCCGTGGCCACGGGTGCAGCGGTTTGGGAGTTGCTCGGTGTCGGTCGTCATCCCGGCTATCTCTCTGGCAGCGCCTATTATCCCGAGGGTATGAAGATTAACGGCGCCAACCCCGGCACCGTCGCGCCCTCGACCGCCGGTCGTATCCTGTTCGCTCTCGGCACCATCGCCGAGCGCGTCACGATCACGAACTTCTTGGCCAAGGCATCGACTGGCGTCGCTGGGACCACCGCGCAGATTGCGGTCTACAAGATCGACCCGACGACAAAGCGACCGATTGGTGCGCCCCTGGGCAACACAGCAGACATCGACTGTAGCGCGACGGGCGTGAAGACGGGCGCCCCTGTCGCTACGCTCACCTTGGAGCCCGGCCCTTATGCCTGGGGTATTGTGGTCAACCAAGCGTCTGGCTCGACTTTCACCGCCCTGGATACCTCTGACGGCACCGCCCAGCAAAGCTGGGGCTTTGCGAGCACCGATATGTTCGGGCTCCTGACTGGCGTGTACTTCAACGGCACCTACGGGACTTGGCCGACATTTGCCAACACGGCAACGTTCGCAACCAGTTTCGGCGCGATCCCTGCGATGTCCTTCGTCGCCGGCACGCCGAGCTAAGGCTTAATGTGAGCCATGTCTGTCCCCATCGGCTTTGATGCGGCCTCGGGCTCCATCGTCATCATGGGCAATCGGGCGTTCCCGGCAAGGACGCTGACGGCCTCTGTATCCGACGAGTTGCCCGACCGCATCCAGATAGACGACATCGCCGGTCGCGGCGAGCAGATGGTGTTCTGGTCTGACGTCACGAGCCTCGACGGTTCTTATGCCCCGTCGAGCATGGCGGACGCGCTGGCCTACCTTACAAGCGAGTTCGCGAAATCCTGCCCCGTGGGTGAGACGTTCGGCGTTCCGGCAGCAACCGGCGCCGATCTCATCAAAGGCCAGCCGGTGGCCGTCTCTCGCGCTTCTGGACGCCTTCTGCCGGCAAGGGCCGACACCTACTCTTTAGCCTTTGTTGCCGGCCTCGCATCTGCCGATACCGTCTCGGGGTTCGCGGATCAGCCGGCACACGGAGCCGTCACCCTCGCGGACTGGACCCTCGTGGCCGGTACGCCCTCGCTCTTTGTCGGCCAGCTTTACTTCCTCGGCACAACCGGCGGCCTCACCACAGCGCCTGATCTGACCGCCGCCTGCATCACCCGCGTCGGACTCGCTACGGCGCCACAAACCCTCGTAGCCGAACCAGCTCACCCCATCATCCTCTGAGGAGTTCCCGATGGTCCAGCGCAAGCCTCTCGTTATCGGTGACGACGGCCTTCCCCAGCAGCTTCAGTCTGGGGACAGCATCTCTGCTCCGACCAACGCCCCTTCGCTCCGCAGCGCGCAGAACGGTGAGACTGCGACGGCTCTGCCGTTCGGTACGCCGGTCTACTCGTCTTCCGGCACGGCGGTGAAGCGCGGGCAGGCCAACGCCAAGGCCACGTCCAAGCTGATTGGCCTCGTGTACGACGCCTCGGTCGCGGCCGGCGCCAATGGCAGTGTGGCGCAGGGCGGTATCCTGACCGGCACGACCGCGCAATGGGATGCGGTGGCTGGGACGACTGGTGGCCTCGCGTTCGGCACCTACTACTTCCTCGATCCGACCAACCCCGGCAAGCTCACCGCGACGGCGCCGGCCACAGTTGGGCAGGTCAATGTCTGCGTCGGTTCTGCCCTTTCGGCGACCGAGATGGAAGTCGATATCGAACTTCCGATCCTGCTGTAGGCTGGTGAGCGATGGCCGTTCGAAAGCCGCTCGTCGTCGGCGCGGATGGGCTCCCGCAGCAACTACAGGCGGGGGACACAATCAGCGGGCCGCACGCCAAGTTTACCGCCACGATGACGACGCCGCTCACCATCAGCCTCGGCGCTACACAGGCCGTGACCCTTGCTGTCTCTCCGGTGATCACGGGCGACAGCCTCGCGGCCGGGGAAGACATCTCCGTTCAGCCGACTGCTGCGATCCCTGGCGGGATCAACCTCGCTTGGTGGTACGTATCCGGGACGAACCAAGTCGCCCTTGGGTTCACCTCTTCAGCACTGATCAGCCTGCCGTCTCCATCCATCGCGTTCCGTGTCACCGCTCACCGTTGAGTGCTGGCGGAACGAGTACCGGATGCGTGACGGCTCTCGTCGGTTCGGGCTCCCGTGCTGGACGAGGGATGATGCCGTCCGAGCTGGGGCTGAGGTCCAAGGCGTTCTAGGCGGCCTCGTGGTCTTCCGGTGGCGCCTGACCTGCCGCCACTTCCCTATCATGCCGGATCGCTCATGCCCGCGCTTCTCGCCGCGCTGATTGCGCTCGCTCTCACTATGCCCGCCGAGGGCCGGCACAAGGTCCGCACGGGCTGCGTCCAGATCTGGGATGAAGGAGTAGGGCCGATGCGGTTCTGCCCGCCGATCCGTCCTCGGAAGACCCGCCAGTGAGCGGTGGGCGCACGGGCATTGACCCGTTCTTTTACCTGCTCGGCGCGCTGTTCGTGGCGACCTGCCTC